CACCCTTGTAGAACTTCTTTGATTCTGGATCAAAATACTTTTCTTCTTTAAATGAAACCATCTTGCCTACTGCTGATGGCTGATGCATTTCTCTGATATTCCCACGGAATTTTGCAAATGCTGACATTGATGCTTCTGTAGTAACAATATCGTTTTGCTTATCTAGGTTATCAAGAGATGCAAAACCTGAGACGATTCTTCGCCCTTGGTCTACTTTGGTAAGGGGCATTGATAGACGAACGTTGTCGCCTTCAGTAACCCAGGAAGCCTTATTTATTTTCATATCAGTTCCTATTATATCAAATGTTTATGGAGTTTCTCAATTACTGAGACGCTCTACCTTCTCCTTGTGGATTTCTCCCAGAGACGGTTGCCGTGCCATCGGATTGGTTATTTGTTCTTTCTGTATCCCTTTGGCGATTCCCTGCTAGGTTTGCTCTTGCGTCAGTTGCTTGCCTTGCTGAGAGTTGAAGTGGTTCATCCCCATGACTAACCTGTGGTAGATCAAGGATCTCACGGGCTTCGTTTGGTAGCATGATCTGTGTCTTGACATATCTTTCAAGTATCTGAGACTGTGCAATTTCGTCTGTAAGCGTCAACTCATTAAACTTAAGTTCAAGAATATCTGTTTTTTCACGAATAATCTTATTGACTATCTTTTCTAGGTGATGCTGTGCAGGTCTTGCAACCTGTTCCTTAAAGGTACGATCCTGTGCCAAGGCTGCTGCGATGGCTGAAGAGTCTGCTCCTCCAAGTTTAGAAATAGGTACCTGATGAGCAATCAAAATGTCGTCACGGTTTTGCTTGCGATACTCTTTGAATGAGCCATCTTGAATACCATTTTCAATTGGCTCCATCTTAAACTCAACCTTGTTCTGATCAGTATCTCCAGGAAGTGGTATATAAAGAGTTCTGTGTGACTGAGATTTTAGACCTGTCTGTAAGAATCTAAACATCTTGTCTTCTGCGTCACCAGATAGTTGTGCACCCTTTAGTGTAATTACGTATCTTGGTACCGCCTTGTTTTCAAAATAGTCAATATTATATTGTGAGGCCAACTTATCTCCAATAAGAGATGGAAGGGCAGAAACAATATCAGGAACTCCATAAAAAGTATTTAGTGGAGAATATTCTTTAATGTGAATAATCTCATTTGGGCGAGAATCATTTGTTACTGGGTTAGGATTAGTTGCTCCAAAGTTACGAAAGTAAACAACCTTTTGTCCAATGATCTGAAGGAATCCATCATGTAGTCTACGAACACGAACAGTGGTTGCAGGAATGTGACCAATGTATCCAATTTCGCCTTCAACATTTCTTCCTACTTCAACAAAACCATTACCAGTTGCTTGAAGGTCTGTAAAAACCTTTTCCATAATCTTTGTAAATGAATCATCATCATTAAGGCTTTCTAGCCAGTCACGGATCTCAATCTTCATTCGCTCTACACGTTTGCGAGCACGCTTTACTTTGTCTTCGTCTTCACTCATTTCAAAACGAAGAGAGGTGCTGTCTGTCATATCAAATCTATAACCAAGTCCAACAATGTTTTCTACCTTGGCATCAATGGCTGCATGGTTAGCAAAGGATGTATCGTAAAAGTTAGCCAACTCATACATGTTGTATGGTGGAGTAATAACATCAAATAGGCCGTATCCATTACGATATACGGTTCCAGGATTAATCTGTTTAGATCCAGAATCCTGTCCTGATGGCATTGCATTTGCTGAATCTAAATACGCATCATCGCCAACTGCCTTATTAACAACTCTTGAAACTCTTCTTTTAAAGTTTTGATCTAGTCCAGAGTATTCTTTTAAAGTTTCCCAAGACTTGATAAAAGGATCTTGGTCTTTAAAGATATCTTCTTGATCTTCTTGTGTATTTAAACTTGCACCAATGTATCTTTTTTCTTCACTCATCTAAAGCACCCCTACCAAATTTGTCAACTGTTTGCTGTGCAGCATGCCAAGCACCTAGATCATTCATTGATGGAATTAGTCCTTGCTTAAGTCTATCCATCTGCTCTGAGTGTTCTTCATCTGTAATTCTTGTAAGTCCCGCAACAAACACGGCTTCACCATCTCCTGGGTCACCAAAGTGTTTTGCTGCAGTTTTTAGTTGTGCAATCTTAGAAATGTCACCACGCATTGACTCAATGTTGAGTACATTGCCTTCTCCGTCTGTAAACCACTTGCCAGTTGATTTCTTATATACGTACAGACCCCAGTCATACTGCTTCTCAATGACCTTTCTTCGGACATTGCTTACAATAGGCTTACCAGTTTTTTGACTAATTAATGGATTCATAACCTTTAGTATACCATATTAGACTGCAGTGACAACAGAACTTGACCACTCAACAGCATCATAAATCTTAAGTTTATCAGAGTCTAGGCTCATGCCTTCACCATCATCTACAATAATTTTATTGGTTCCAATATAGGTTTTATAGATTTCTGAAGGGTTCACACCATAGGTTGAGGATGTTGATACAACTAGCATACCGTTCCACGAGTAGTTAGTCTTCCAGTGCTGCCAGTCAAAGTTGGTTCCATCTTCTGTCTTAACATTTGCCCAAGGTCTTGTAATAACGCTCTGAATTTGCTGCAAGTCTGTTGCTTGGTAATAAGAAATATTATTAAATACTCCTGGGCCATTTACATTTATTGACCCCAAGAATGAGTCAAAGATTAGGGATGACCCAAAGGATATACCTATTACAGTCCACTCTTTAATTGTTAGAACTGGCTCTCTGACAATGTACCCATTAATATAATAAGATAACCCATTGACCTCTTCTCCAGTTGAGTCGTTAACTGCGTATATTTTTGCTCTACTACCAGAAGCATTAACTGCTTTTGTATAAAACTTTATTGTTTCATTCTTGTGTCTTATTTCAAACAACTGTACTGAAGAACTTGAAAAAAGAGCGTTGTCATTTCTGTACCAAGCCTGGAAAGCACTAATACGATAATTGTTTGCAAGCGTTGTGTTTACTGGTAAGGCTACTCCACGATCTATAGAAGAAATAAAATCTCCACGAACTTCAATTCCTGAATTTTTTGTCATATAAAGGTATGGAGTGCTTCCCTTGTAAATGCTAAAAGGATTTTTAGATTTATAGTCATAATAGATTCCAGCCCTCTTGTAGGGGAACAAGTCGTTTCCAAATTTTGTACCAATAGGATTAAAAGAGTTATCGTTTAAAACTTGAGAAGCAAGAGAAAGATTTCTTAGGGTCAATGGTTTAGTTAATATTCCACGAATATTAAACTCAAGACGATACACAACTGCTAACTCATTAAAGTCTACAGTCTTGCTTGGATAAATAAGTGTATTGTTTACAACCTCAAATCTTGTAGTTGCCCATTGCGGATGATTATCCATATCTAATATTTTTGTTTGTAGTGGTCTATCTACTGTCAAGAAGTTTGCAACTGGAGAGTTTGCTCCTTCTGCAACATATTGAAATGTTATATAACTTCTAACTTCTGAATTGTCTGTATTATATATATAAGCACTTACAGATTGCTCAGACATATCTAAATAATCTTCCCAGCCAGTTTCAGTTACATCTGCTAGATCAGCATAAGTTCTTTGAGATGGGGAAGCATACTGATTATACAAGTCAAGATAAGAAAAAGACTCAACACCAATATCTGCTTGGGTAACTGTAGATGGTTCTGGATAGTCAACATTAAACTGAATAAAATCTAGATCGTAATACTCATTGCCAACGTCATTTTTTACATATTGGGCAAAGTATGAAAGTGGCATATAGTCTTCCCAATACCCAGAAATTCCAATGTCTAAAAAGAAAGTGTTGTAGGCTTCATTTGCTAAAAGAGTATAACTTGCAGTATGAACAATTAGTTCATCTCCAGAAGTAAGAATTGCAATACCATTGTCTAGAAAGTGATCTGTTAACTGAGCCTTGTTAGATGTTGTGCATAGTCCAACTGTATAGATGTATCCAGAGAAAGTTTTAGTTCCCGTCTTATCTCCACCAATGTACAAAGTAAGGCCTTTTCTGCTTCCAAAAAATGTTGAAACATTTCCGCCAAATGTATTAATAAGTTTATCTATGTCTATTCCAACTGCTCTTTTTGTATTAAGAACAAGTGCATTTGTTGTATACAGAAGTTCTTGATCGTTGTTATAGGTTAGATAATATTTAACTAATAGACCCTCTTTAATTACGCTAAGTTTATTTCCTGTAAGTGTATCTTGAATGTCAATAAGGATTTGCTCATCGGCATCATCATCTGTTGCCTGAATTACAGAATAGATGGCATGTACTTCGTCGTTTAATATGTCTAAACTAGAGAAGTTAATATATCCATCAATAGTGCTCCAGTCTTCATTTGGCTTTAAGCACATAAACTTTGCATTGCCAACCTGAATTGCCTGATTGTCATCGTAGAATTCTTGTAATGTTTTGGTCTCAAGAAATATGTCTGGCAAGGCATATGTTGGTGTTTGTAGGGATGTTGCTGTTGTAACAAGATTATCAAACGTTCCCTGTTGCCACTTAGCAAAGTTTGGGTATGAATAATTTGCTGTGTAATCTGCAAAAGAGTAATCAATAAATGCAGATGTTCCACCATAGGCTGAGTTGATTCCTTCTGGTGATTCAACGCCTTGACCATAAACCCATCTACGCTTAGCGACTGTAACTGGTACTTGGTATGGGTAAATTGCTACACAGTCAATCTCTATTTCTGGAACATCTATATAAGCATAAAAACCAAGCCAGTCTTGAGAGTCTTGGTTTGCTTCATTTAGTGTTGCTGGTAAAGATATTGACTCTGTGTCAAAAGATAGTGATAAAACTTCTTCTCCGTTAATAAGTAAACTTGCAGCATTCTTAATAACTCTAATGTTTATTAACATTGGTCGATACCATTCGCCAACAAAATGTGATCTAAAGGCATTTCCAATTTTTAATGTTATAAATCCAGACTCAACATACAAACCATCTGAAGATGCAATTGGTCCAAATATCTTTCTTGGCTGTATTGCATCCGAGTTTATTCTTGCCCAGAATTCAACAGTGTACTCATTATATCTGCCAAGTTCATTTAAAAATCCTTGACCTGGAATAATTAAAGAAGGGTTTTCTCCATTTGGAGTAATCTTGGTAAGCCCTGATGCACCATATACCAAGGGGATACTTGTGTTTCTTGCAAACAAGGATGTTTCTGATGCTAGATAATATCCACTAACATCTGTCAGTCCGTATGGAAGCGCTTCAACTGCATAGTCTTGTGTTATAGCAATATCTGTAGGAAATGAAGATACTGAAGTTCCAAGAGAGGTAGCATGAAATTCTTCTGCCCACTGCCCCGCACTAATACCATTAACGTAAAATTCATAATCTGAAGTAGATGCTCCACCAACAGCAGTAGAAATTTTAATTACAATCCTAAAGGTTGCAACCTTGTCTGGTATTGTGAATGTAGAAGATATAAACGACCACCTATTGTATAGTGGGTCAGTAAATGTTTCTAACTGTTGAACAACTGAAGATGTTGATGGATCTGTATACTCATAACCAATAGATATAGAGTTAGCATAAATACTGTTTGAATAAAAATAAGATCCAACAGAAAAAGTTCCAAGGGAAGAATTCATACTAGAAAAATTGCTAAGGTTTGGACTAATAAGAGTAATATTTCCTGGGGATCCAGATGGAACAGTTCCTAGGATACTAGTTGAAAGGCTATCCTCAAGTGGTGGATTTACTGCACCACTTCCAGGATCTGTATTTACAGTTGCACCAGTTACAGTCCAAAGAGACTCAATATTTCTTTGAGCCTCTGTAATCAAACTTACATAGTCAGCCTTATCGTCAAGTGCCCACAAAACCAATGGGTGTTCCGAAAAGATCTTTTCTGCATATAAGTTTGATGGATTAGACATTGTTCTCC